CAGATATGTTGTTGAACAGTCTATAGGAAGATACCTTAAAAGAAGCGAGATTGTTCATCACAAAAACCATAATAGGAAAGATAATAGAATAGAGAACCTTGAGGTTCTTACTCTTAGTCAGCATATGAAACTGCATAAGCCTCATCGCTACAGGAAATGTTATTCGTGACCCTATAAACTGTATATTCATACCCCTCCTTACTTTAGTTTCTTGCCCGTCATGCTTTTATAATCATCTTTCATCTGCTCTAATTGTACCTTAAGTTTACTAGAATGTTCTTTCGCCTTTTTAATTTCATTCCTTAACTCTTTCGTGAGAGCTTTGAGCTGATTTATAACAGCATCCTTCTTATACATCGAAACCTCCAAGTCTTTGATTGTGCTCTCGTGCTTACGACAGGTTTGCTCCATCTCTTTTATCAGCTCGTTCTTTTGAGCTATTTCCTGCTCTTGTCGTTTCATAAACCCTTCAATAAACTCTTCGGCCGATACCTTACGCATAGAGCGGCGGTTCTTAAAGTAAAAGGGGATAGCCGTACTGGCGAGAACGAAACTCCCCGCCACGAAGGCAGTTACAACGTTACTGTCAAGCGCGGAGTTCACGGGTAACTCCTGGAGTAAAAAAAATAATACAAAGAGCTTGCCATACCATAATGCCAAACCATAGCCCGATAATGGCAAGTGACTCAGGATGTATGAAAAATGTAAATATTAATCCCCAGGCGAATAACGCTTTTACGAATAACCCGGCCGCAAGGGCAGCTTTGATAACAGTCCACTTATTACTTAAGAGACCATACACCATACTAATCCCCAAGGAGACGAACACAACAGCCCACACCACTGAGGGGATAGCTCCTACTAGTATCAACCCACGGCTGCCATCGGCAAACATAAAAGTTGGACTAAAGAATAATCCATTCATTATGGCAAAACTCCAACAACTAAAATACACCCACGGGGATATTATTCTGAATGGCGGTTTAATCCGCGACACAATCGCTGCCTTCCATCGGAACCCACTCTTCATCCCCAACTAGGCGTGACTCGAACATTTGGGTTTCTGTGTTGCAACGTATCTCTCGATCTCTTCCAGGGGTACCAGGTGTACCCTGTAATCCTTGCTCACCTTGTGCGCCCGGCTCACCCTGAACGCCCTGTTCACCTTGGACTCCCTGTATTCCTTGAACACCTTGTAGGCCGGTGTCACCCTTAGCACCATCGAAATAGTCTCTATTCTTTACAGGAGTGTAGCCATCATCGCCTCGATCTCCCTTTTCACCTTTTGCACCGTGGATACCAGCGATAGCTGGGGTTGTGATGATTGTTTTTTGTGTGCTCGTATTACCTAAAGTAACTAACAGTACAATTACGTTTAAAATAACTAGGGCAATTAAACCGGTGACAATCTGCCTGTTGCGGCGCTGTAGTTTCTCAAGGTCGGACATCCTAGTCCCACGCTTCGACGACTACCTGGTAGTTTACGTTCGGAGTGATAACATTAACTCGTGGGCCAGTCGGTTGCATTGAATCATGGGTCGCTTTTAAGACTTCGGTAATAACCCCGCCAACCCGTTCTTTTTGGGTAATTACTTTGCCAGACTCAGTGAAAGTTTGTCTTCCAGTGACATCTTGGAAAACGCCAATAACGTGCTGACGTGTACCGTCCGAACCTCCTATAAAGGTGTGGACTTGTGCGTCGGTCGTGCCGAAGAGTTGACCGACAGTAATTCTATAACCTATAGGTTGGAAGCCAGCGTTAATTTGCCTTAGCCCCGCAACATCAAAGGTGGTTAGCGCCCTATAATAGCTCATGATTTAATCCATTCGTCATCGCCTTCAAGACGGTAGTATTTTACGCCGTCGATAACCTTGTGTTCTTTTTTGCGTTTCATAGTCCTCCTTAAGTTCTACAGATTAGGTAGCCTTCAAAATATGTTTGATCTAGCGTGCCATTAATAGTACTTGTCGATACCTGGGAGTGATTTGTGTATAATTCTACATAATCGCTAGCAGTTAAACTTAAGAAAGCACTAACATTGGATGTAATGGTATTCGCACCACCCGTATTATTGCTTGCCCAGCTCCCTCGCTTCGCTATAACACCATTTTTGAAAAGCTTAGCAATTATTACATTACCGTTACCGATGAAGGTAGTAGCTGCAGCATTAAAAAAATAGAATCCAGTTACTGGTGCAACGTACCTAAAGTTTGTAACATTATCATAATTACTATTAGTATCAAACAACTCTGTCTGGCATGTTATTTTAACATCAGCATTAGCTACGGTCTGACCAGAAGACAGATAAGCACTAAACTTATAAGGGTTACTATCCGTAGTTAATAATGATTTATTAATCCCACTCAACTTAGCGGATGTAACTGCCGCATCAGTAATAGCCGCCGTAGTTACCGTATTAGTGGGTAACGCTGTACCAACTAATAAGTTACTGCGAGTAATCTTCTTAGTACTATTTGTATTAATATCTTTTATGAGTAAAAGATCACCCTGGTTTGGTGCTGTCGAAGCGGTGTAGTCCCCAAATTTTGGCATTTATATTTCTCCTTGTTCTATACTTTAATTATAACAGTTTACTATTCCTAGGGGGCAACAGGCACGGTTTCATTTTCCTGCAGCTTGAGGCTTCTCCTCAGATCCTCAAGTCTCTTATTGGTATTGTCGGGTAATGTATCTAACTGAAGAGTAATCGCATCAGGCGTGTAGTTAAAGGCGACAATCTGCATTGTTACAGAGTCAACATAGTTACCGAAGTTCCTAAAAGCCACTACCTCGCCGACCTTAATACTTTCAATATCATATGTTTTGTCGAGGATTGTTACAGTCGATCGGTACTGTACTTTATTATTATCATTTATCTCACCTTCAGACAATATTTGTGCTGAAGCATCTAACGTCACACGGTTATCTGACAAGCGCTTCAAGCCACGTCGGGTGTTAGCAGCGGGGGTAGCCGTATATCTATTATACAAAGCGGGGTCGCCGCCACCTGTGAAAATCACGTCATTCACCACATCCCCGATGTATGAGCGGAGATTGAGTGATTGTATATGCTTGCCTAGATAGAAGTAATGGTGAGGGGTGCTTGCTTTTTGTCTAAACACTACCTCATTAGTACCAAGGTCAACGTGCCAGTACCAACCAGTGGGAGCTAGTTCGACTGACTTCTTAATTAGCTCCAAGTAGGTGTTTGATTTGAATGTGTAGCTTACTACCGTACCAGTCAGGTCAATCGTAGCTGCGGTATATGTCGTGAATGTATTAGAGGATTGTGCAATAAATAAGTCCATACCCCCCTTCACAATGTTTGACGGGTCATATGAATTAAAAGCTACCGTTGTATTAGCGCCACTCATAACCGGGTATTGGTCAAGATCAAACCCGTAACTCATTAATTGGACTTGGGTCGTTTCAGAATTACCGTATTGAATGTTTATCTCACTGACAAACCCTGTAAATCTTCTCACTCCATTCGGAGAGCCAGTCGTGCCTATAATTTGCTCACCATTTTCATCAAGAATATACAAGCTATTCTCATCTAAGATCGCTGCTTCTTCCCCGTAATAAACATACAGATCAACTCGATAGTTATGGTCAAGATCCGAGCCAGCACCTACTTTATTACGGCTCTCGGTCGATGTGAGTATGGTGTTACTGTTCTCATCATTTATAATAGCCCCCGTTTCGTCAAGCATAGTGCTAAAGTCAACCACACGGCTATCTGAGTTACGAGCCAGCGTAACAGACATACTTGAACCGGCCGAGTTAAGTTCTTCGCTCCAGCTAGGGTCACTTACCACGTCATCCCACACCCCTAAGAATGTATTGCTTGTATCGTACACTTTATACAAATAGCGCTTCTCTTCTATGCGTGAGGGGTCTTGGCGTTGAATACCGAGTACGTTACCAGAAAAGGTGAGTGTACCAGAGGCAGAACGATAAGCCTTCAGTTTTCTTGTAGCCCCACCGGAGAAGACAAGAGTGCCAGAGGCAGATTTAGTGTAGGTATTTATATTGACACTGTCGAATAATCCGGTTGTTAAACCAACCACACTCGCATTTGTCCCCGCCCCAAGCTCTGCCTTAAGGGCAGTAATATTAAAATGTCCCTCGTCGGCGATACCCCTCACTGTCCAATTCACCCCGTCTGCCGAAGTCTCCCAATATACGTAGGGGGTTGCATGACTAATTTGCCACCATAAATGAGTCGTCGGGCTATAAGTCGTAAAATTTGTGTAGAATGACCCGCCATAGAACTCTGTCATATAAAGACGAGTCCCACTTTGGCTCATCAAAAAAAACTCTGTACCCGCTGTATTTTTTAGTTTTAGGTATGTTTCAGCCGATGGAGAACTGGAAATTGTCTGAACAACCTTCACTTTCAATAGGCTGTTTGTTAAATCATAGGTATTGTCTGAAGTAACCGCTCCGTAAGCTTGGCTAGCGGAATTTACAGGGGTAACAATAAGCTGGTCGTTTTGTGTAACAGTTACTCCGCCAGACGTTGATACATCCCACAAGGCGGTGTCTATTGAAGTACCGTTAAAACCATCCCGGAGGGTGGTAAAAATCGCCATGTTAACTTCCTGCTAGGCTTATTTGTATGTTACCGATAGGAAACGTTATCTCGTCACCAGATATAACCGCACCAACGCTGCTCAGAGAGCCGAATACACGCAGGGTGCCACCAGTTACAGCAGTCCTAATGCCATAGTGGGTAATCGTTGCTGTCGGTAGTCCTGAGAAAGTAACAATGCCAGAGTTAGACATTGAACCTGCCGTGATCGAGCCAAAGGTAATCGGTTGTCGAGCATAAGACCCTCCAGTTACTTCAGTACCAGTGTCGGCGATAGTCGGGTCGCTAGTATACAAACTTAAGTGAGGCGTTGAGCCTGTAATTAAGCCTAATATGCTAGCGATATAGCTGGTTGAGGGGAAAGCACTCATTTAATAACTCCTTTACTTAAGTATAGCATTTACACAAGTCTCGCTTGATAGGTGGCAGTCAGATCGAACGATCGGGTGGTGAAACTGTCGCTATAGCTAAGCGAGTTAGCACCTGTCTCAAACTGAGGGAACATACCAGTGAAATCTACTACGGCACCATTTACTCTTGCCTCTAGCAAGTCGCTGTCAATTGTTAATATATCTCCGTTCGCCCATGTCCGGTTAATGGTAATACCTTGGTTAGTACGAGCATTTAATATAGTAACGTCCTGCAATGTAGCACCAGTTACAGTATTAAGGGTATAGGTAATAAGCGGATAGGCAGTTGATGAGCCACCAATTTCAAACGTGGTTGAGGTAGTTGACGAAGTAATGCCTGTCAATGTGAATATAGTTGTCTCGTCTTGGTTACGTCCAATGGGGTCGCTAGCTATGAATACGATCTCTACTAATGCCTGTACCCCGAGCCAAGAGTAATTAAATTCATTCATAGTAGCGGTGTACTCAGTAGTTTCACCACCCTGGGAAACAACTAACAAGCCGTTTTGTGGTTGTACTAGTGCTTTAATGAAGGTTAATAACACTTCGGTGTCTGCCCTACTGCCACCACATACTTCCATATATATCCGAATGTCTTTAGCAGAATACTCACTTGATGTAATGATCGAAAGGTCACGACGTGCCAACTTGTTAATTTTAATCTCCCGCTTGGGCAACTTGTTAAAATCATGGTTATAAAGATCAATACCAGTAAAGACTGACAAATCATTGCCCGCAAAGCTGACTGAGTAAGGATCCATTATGCATACCTCGTTTGAGGCACTAAGCCCTTACCAATGACTTCTTGATCACCAGTTAGCCGTTGAATAACCCTGTCTGCGTCAACCTCAGAGCCTATGGTGATGGAGTTTATATTATTCACGATACTATTACCGCCTTTCATTTGCGCTGAGTCTAGCGAGCCGAGAGAGCCTGACGGGGAAGACGTACCCTGCCCCCCGACACTGCCCAGCATGCTACCCATCGAGTTACTAGCAAGTGCGGCGTTGTTGTCTATACCTTGGGCGAAACCAAGCACGACATTTTTACCTATATCTGCGAATACTCTGGAGGGAGAGTGGATGTTGAGCGCACTTTGTGCAGCCTTGGTAACACTACTAGCAAGATCAGAAGCGGCGCTTATAGCCCCGCCTATAGCGCTTTTAATACCGTTAATTAGGCCGTTAACTATATTTTTCCCAGCACTAACAAGCCAATCACCAGCCCCAGCAAATACACCCTGTATAGTTTGTGGTAGTTTGTTCATCCAACCTATAGCTGTATTAAAACCACCCACAACAGCACCGACAAATTGTGCCATTGCTGCCGTTACTGCGGCCGATAGCTGGAAATAAGCGGCTATAAGTGATGAGATGAAACCTATAACACGAGCAACTATTACTATAACTGTAGTTACTATAGCTATGAATCCTACAATAGCCCCTACGACTAGGCCTAAGGGTATTAATAATGCATATAAAACTACCTGTAGTAATTGAGTCTGAGATATATATGGGCTAAGCACCGCTGTTATTGTGTTAATGCTAGCAATTATCTGATCCCAGGCGGTTTTGAGTTGCCCCATTACGAATGCTGCTACTTGTTGCAATATAGGCAATATATATGTAACGAATATGTTGTATAAGTTAGTAAATGTTATGCCTACCTGGTCGGTGACTGGTTTAATAAATGCCATAGCTTTACCGAATATATCAAATTGTAATTGTAAGTATACTAAGCCTGCTATCAGGGCCACAACAGCAGCTGCTATCAGCCCTACAGGGTTAGCGCTAGCAGCTATAGAAAACCCAATGGCAGCTACTTTTGCAGCCACAAACGCAACTGCGAGTGAAGTTATACCAGATACTACTACACCAATGTTATTGACTATCCATTTAAAACCATCCAAGACTATAGGCAGTGCGGCTTGGGCGAAGTCGCCAATAGCTTGCCCCATCTTTTTAAATCCGCCTATTAGACCAGGGTCTTTCATTATAGTTGTTAGGGTACCCATCATCACCACCAAACGACTCCCAAGCCCGCCATTCACGAACTGACCACTGTCTTTATCTACTCCTAAAATAGCATCACCAATGTTTCTGAAAGCAGTTTGAAGCCTTACGCCCATACCAACTATCGTGTTAGCTTGCCCAGCCATAGCGTCTGCTGGGATACCTTTGTCCATAGCTTTAAATAACTGATCAAAACTTATATCGGTGTTTCTTAAACTGTTATCTAGTTTAAAACCTGCTTTAGTAAGGTTGTCAAAATCGATACCTGTTAGTCTGCCGGTCGATCCAACACGACCTACTATTTGGCTCAGATCGTCCCAAGTTGAAAGCCCTAGGCCGACAGATCGAGACATAATCTTTACATGGTCGGTCAGTTGATCGGTATTGTCTCCCATTATCTTCAATCCCTGGGCGGCGGCGAATAAATCTTTGCGGTTGAAAAGGACACCTAAATCAGATCGAGCATAGGCAACTAGTTCGCTAAGCGTTTTACTAACCTTGCCAGTATCTTTTTCATAGGCTCCCAGAGCTACTGTTGCTTGCTGCACGGCACTTACTTGGTCCCAAGAAGCTTTAGTCATAGCTCCTATGCCGACGGAGCCAGTTGTCCCTATAATAAGGGCGCTTTTTAGTATTCTGCCAAGACCATCAGCTACCGTACCGAATGAGTCAGACGCTTGTGAAGCGAAGTTACGGAAACCACCTCCCGCAGATCTCTCCACGCTATCAGCTACTTGGCTAGCTCGACTCTCTACAGTAGCGGCATCTTTAGCAAAATTACTCGTATTAATTCGAGCATCGTATTCAATCGAGCCGACATTATCCATTAGATGTCCGCCTTCATATCTCTTACGAGATCAGCCGTTGCTTTTTTAAATACTTGGCTAGGCTTCTTTGACTGTGCAGAACTTGCACCTATTAAAGAAGCTCGTGCATCACTAAAAGCATACCGTGAGTCTATCTTTCGGGCAGCCAGTATTAACCAAGTAGCCGTATCGGTATCTATCTCATTGTCTAATATAGCCCTAACACCTCCCCATCCATAGTGTTTACCAAACTCAGCTATAAAAAGATGGTAGTCATCAATAACAATCGCCTCCCTATTGGAGCGATTGTTATTGACCTTTTTCAAGTCTTCTGGCTTTATATCAAGATACTTGGGCATCTTTCTCTTCGGCCTGTTTCTTTATGTCTTCCATAATGGCGTAAATAACGCCAAGCGGTGTGCTGTTTACCCATGCAGTCACCTGAGAGTTATCGGGGGTACTATCACGGAATAGCTTAATGAATATCTTAAACATACGATCCTCTAGTTTTTCGTAAAGGTCATAGTCTTCTTCAACGGCGGTGCCACTTTCAATCTTTTTTTGTATCATTTCAGAACGACGCTTAGCCTGTCCTAGAGCTAACTCATCACCAGCACCCGGTGCTGTCATAGTCCATTCTTGACCATCAATCAGTATTTTCTTTGAACTGACATAGTTACTTGTTTTGATTTCGTACATTAAGACTCCTTCTTTATACTCCTAGTATAGCAAAACCACTTGACATACCGCTTCTGTTTTGGTAGACTCACTGTGTAATAAGAAAGGTTGTAATGATACAATACAAGGTACTAACACAAGCTGATAAGTTCTTTGGTGGTAAGTTTGACCCGATTAAACTAGAGCAACTATTGAATGAATACGCAAAAGCAGGGTGGCGAGTAATTGCCATAACTAGCCAAGATATGGCACAGGGCTTCAAATCTAATAATCGCCAAGAGATTGTCGTTGTTTTAGAATACGACAAATAAAAATAGCCCGAAGGCTATCTCTATACTTTAGTTACTAGCTGACTACAGTGGTATAATAAATACAAGAGGTAACAAAATACCTCCCGCTCGTCTAAAAGCAAATAGGAGGTATTTATGACTAGTATACAAAAAAGAAGAGCATACGTAAAACACGGCTTAACTAATACGCCTGAGTATAGAATATGGGCGTCTATGATCCAACGTTGTATTAATCAATATGATCAGGGTTATGTTAACTATGGCGGTAGAGGTATCACTGTTTGCGACAGATGGTTAAACAGTTTTATAGATTTTTACAATGATATGGGTAAGCGTCCAGACCCGTCATTATCGTTAGACAGAATTAAAAGTGACAAGGGGTACAGTCCTAGTAATTGCCGCTGGACTAACATTACAATCCAAAATCTCAATAAAAGACCATGGCGTATTAGTAGATCGGGCTATAAAGGCGTGCAGCAAAAGAGAAATAAGTATGCCTCAACTATATGGATGTGCGGAACGACACACTATATAGGTTATTTTGATACAAAAGAAGAAGCAGCCTATATGTACGACTGCTTCGCTCTTTCTCTATATGGCGATGAAGCCAGAACTAACTTTGAATATTACTAACTGACCACTGTCGTTTCTGTGGTTGCGTTGTAATAGCTATCTTGTGTTAGATTTCCAGTTCCTAATCTCGCTACATTCCCTGAACCATCCGGTTGCGCCATAATGGTGACTTCGATAGTGATATCGTCACTCGCATTGTAGGTTGGTGAGAAATTAAGCTGCGCCAATCCTGAGTAAATGTAAACATCGTTGTTATCCAGCGGTTCACACGTATAGTGGATATTCACTGGGCCAGCGTCGGTACTAACACAAGTATCAGAGTTGAAGATTACATTACCTGTAGTCTGTTCGCCCGATGGTGCGTTATATCGTCCTGGGAAGATGTTTTTTAGGTAATCCATTGATGGCAAGAACATAGTAAACGTTACAGTTGCTGTGTCCAATACACCGGATGGTTTAGTAAAAGTACCGCCAAGCGTTTCACGCTCACGTGTACCTTCGGTTAATTCTACTGATACTTCACTTAATAGTGACGCAGGTATAGTGATGTGGTTAATCGCTACTTCTGCTGGTCCGCCAAGTACACTCATTTTCTTACTCCAATTTCTGTCTTCTAAGAAGACTGTTTTTCATATATTATTTGCGCTCCCAGACGAAACAATACTCTATCATTTTCATCTAGTCCTAGATTCTCAATGTTGTCTATCGTCGTTATCCGGGCATTTTTGTACACTCTGTTACTCACGTTTTCGATTGTCGGAAGCTGGCATAGGTTGTCAAAGTTGCTGGCAAAGAACTCAGCGACTTTCTCTAGCTTGTCGTATCCCAGTAAATCACTAGAACCTCTAGAGTAAAGGTCAAAGCTTTGCACTGCTCTCTTCCTCCCATATGCTCGCTCGCCACCTCGTGAGAAGATAGCTAAACCGTTTTTGCCTAGCGGTAGCTTTTCAAAGAATAGGGTGGTATCCATAGCACCAAAGCCGTTGTCTTCCAAGTAAGCTAATAGGTGTAATGTTACCATCTATAATCCCTTTATATATCTTTTAAAGTTTCTGCTAGTCGAGTCACCCGCTCGTTCCAAATATTTCAGGGACGAGGGAGTTTTTTTGTTTTCATAGTGCCGCCTGCGTGCGTATGGTACCGAACCACCACCAAATATAACCTTGTAGTGCGCTTTACCAGCTCTATCTATGCGACCTGAGTTAACAAGCGCACGGGAGGCTTTCGGGGCTAAGACACTGGCAACCCGGTGGATGTCAGTCGCAGCGCTCAGAACTGCAAAGTCGAGTTTGCTCTCAGTCTCGGCAGCCCACTGCTTTATTGTAGAGGTAAATCTGACGGCGATGGCGCTATCTCCTCTTTCTTCACAGTGACTCTATAGAACTCAAGCTGCCCTCTGTCAAAGTCATAGCCTTCGGTTTGGCCTATAACCCTATATACAGTCTCTTTGCCGTCTTTAGTGACACGAATGCCATGTCCGACCATATTGTTGTCAATATCGGCTAGAAACGGCTCTGACGGCCTTACGTGGACAGTTGAGGCAGAGTCATGGGCTTCAACGTTGTCGGCCTGTAACATACCGTCCCTGAGTTTCACAACCCCATTAGCTGAATATTCTGCGGTAACAGTGTTGCCACCAGCTCTACTATCCAGCTTCAAGAATGTGTAATCAGTAGTAGTAAACAGGTCGAACATCGTCGCTCCATCTACAGACATCGCCGTGACGAATATAACCTTGCGAACATTGTGAGTATTTGTCTACTATAGAAGCATTAGACTCTACGAACTCATAGAACGTTGCGCTGTCCTTATACGTCACGCTAAAGTCTTCAATACTTTTACTTTTCACTTGACCATCTGTAGTTTGTCCCACAGAGTTCTGATTGAAAAGCCCCGCAAGAAGTAGTTGTAAATCGCTAGGCATAGGGTTAAATCCCCAATCAGCGTCTACAACTACGTTCTTACCTGTCTGCTTGCGGTCGAATTGGATGACGTTGTACCAAGAACCGTTAAACTTATCGTTCTGCTTTACGGTAAACTCAGTCGTTTCATTACCATCGATAGTAACTGAGGTAACATCTGTGAAAGGGTCTACATAAAGCGTCCGATAACCTGTCCTAGTTTCGTAGGTACGTTCGTCAGAATCACCGCATAGTGTCATACACAGCAGCTCTTCCAATCTTTCAGTAGCAATTTTAAGGTACGTTTTGAAATTGTCTGTTTCTAAGGTCGTGAGGGAGCGACCTAGTAACTTAGCTACTTGGGCTTCTGTTAACATATCACTCCCTTTCTATTAGCTTACTACTGGTACGAAGTCGATCAATACGAATGACGTATTAAGTACTGGCTTACCGACAATGTCAGCGTTCGCACGTAGTGCAGAAGCGTCTGATGTGTAAAGGTTAAGCGAACCGACTGAGGCTTCTCGTGAGAACAGAGTCTCAAGGCCACCTCTAGTAACAAGGTCGTAGTCACCCATGACACCCATAATAGCGTTACCATCAGGGACATACTGAGAGATAACTACATTGAAAGTACCAAGCGCACCGGCAGATACTTGCTGACCAACGACGGTAAAGACGTTACGGCCTTGAGTATCAACAGTGGTAGCCATCATGCCCCAAGTCTTGCGGTTGGCGATGATGGTAATTTGCTCGTCGCTCTCAATCAAACCATAAGCCCGGCCTAGACCAGCTTGCGTATCAGCAGCACCGAAGGTAGCTACGTTAACGATACGACCAGCGGCGATCATGGCAGGGACAATACCGGTAGCAGGGAAAGTGTCACCGCCTACTGTAGTAGCGCCAGCGAAAGAGACAATAATCTTATCTTCAAGCTTAGCCCACTCTTTAGCGATATAGCTAACAATTTGTCCATAGATAGCGATAGGTGTTCGGCGTGCAACAGCATCGTACCAAGCAACGATCAAAGCGAACTCTTTAGGTTCTACTGAGAAGTTAGTCCATACAGGCTTGTCTTCAGCTTTCGCTTCTTGGTCGCCTACAGGTTGAAATCCGTTACCGGCAGTCTGAACAAGTCGCTTCCAGGTTTCAGCACCGAGGATATCCACGTGGTTTACCATAGAACCAAGTCGGCCAACGTTTGTGTAGGCTTCTTTGATGTCTTGTGACACGACTTCAGTTTGGAAGATAGCAGCACCGTCGGTAAAGCCGATAGCTTTCTTCTTGTAGTCACGGTCTTCACTGGTGTCAGCTTCGTAGGCTTTCTCGTTCAACTCTGCAAGAGTGTCAAGGTCTTTCGCTTTGTAAGCTAGGAACTGTTTAACAAACAACTCACGTTGTTCTTTTTTAGTAACGGTTACTTTTTTGACCTGTAGTTCTTGTACAGGTACATCGGTGACTTGCTTTACAGCAATGTCATTTTCTTTGCTCATAGTTTTTTCCTTTTTAGGTTTGATAGTTTTTTCTTCGACTGGCTTTGGCTCTTCAACTTCAGGCTCAGCGACTGGCTCTTCTTCTTTAGGAGGTTCGACTACAGGTTCTTCAACCTCAATCTCTTTCTTCAAGCGTTCGAGTTCAGCTTTTTTCTCATCTAATGTGAGTTCTGCCATTTCTTCTCCTTTAATGAGGGATTTTACTTGTAACACTCTAGCGTCCTTGTTACTACCACGAAACACCATTGAGATTTCAACAACCTCGGCGTTATAGATAGTGTCTTCTGAATATTGGTAATCACTCATGGTAATTGAAAAGGCGTTGTCCAAATGCTTCTCATCAATGAGTTGCATTAGGTCTTGCGCTTTCGCTCGCCCTGAGATACCAAATTCCACGACAAGTTCACCTGACTGGTTAAGGTATGCTTTGCGGACTGATCCGATTACGTCTTCTACGTCAAAGCTGTGGTTGAGTAGCATTGGAATGTCTATGGCCTCAGTCCCAGTTAGATCTTTCGCAACTACCGTTCCACCTCCTCTTAGTGGAAGTCGTAAACTTTTCACGTCTACTCTTTCATTATCCCTGTCGAAGTTAGATGAACTAACAACTGCTACAATGGTGCGTTCCCCTACGTCAGCAGCGACTTTTACTTTCAAAGTCTTTTGCTTCGGTTCGGTTAATGTTCCCATTATTAGTCCTTTGTTAATATTTGTTCCAGACTTTACTGAACGTGTGCCCAAATGAGCGTAAAAGTTCGTCTGTATCGTCTCTATTAATTATACCAGTCAGTAAACTACCCCTACAAGTTAGGCAGTATAGTAAACCACCCGGTACTAGATGGGGCAGTAAAAAACCATCCGGTATTGTTGGAAACATTTACCGAGTGCGTACCTGCGTACCAGCTAGCTCCCCCGGTAGCCGTAGAGTCTTGGATGGAGAGATAGTCGCTAGATACGCTACCAGAAGATTTAGAGAGGGTAGCCGCACTCCCAGGCACGGTTGAGTTTATCGTAATCAAGTTACCGGGCGTACCGTTCACATTAAAGGCGTTTAAGATTGTCAGGGTGCTAGTTGAAGTGATGGTGAGTGTCCGGGCGTTGCTGGCATCCGAAAAGTTGAGCGTACCAATAGTCAAACTACCATTACTGGGGAGTAGCCCACCAGTCGAACCGGCCACCGTGTAGGTGAGTGTCCCTAGTGATATACCACTAGTGAAGATAGGGGTTCTTTGAGTAGCTAGTGTCGAACCTATAACTAAAGTCGACGAGGCCCCACTAAAGTTAGCTGCTGGTAAGGTAGCAGATATGGGGTTAGTTGCTGTCCCTAAATGAGTCCAGGTGCTTGTCCCTAAGTTTACAAAACTACTAGTGCCAGCGAATACATAGGTAGCCGCAGCTGATGAAATAGATAAGTTAAAGTCATTACTATTAAAAGTCCCGGCCGAGACAGTTAAACGGGCGGTTGCGTTATAAGCGTCCTGTAAGTTATAGGTTCCGCCTGGGGCATTTATGGTAACGCCTTGTAAGAGTGTTTTGCCTGCCGTGGTAAGCGTGTGCGTGCTACGGCCGCCCAGCGTGGTTGTGGCTGTTCCTGCTAATGTCATACCGGTGCTATAGGTAAGGTTACCGAAGATAGTGTTCGCCGTTGAGATACTTGCCGTTCCCGCAAAGCCGGTATAATCCACGCTGGCGCCTATCCGTGGCATGTCTATGCCTATAGCTCCGGTAGCGCCTGATGATACGATGACAGGGTCTTGTGGTAAAGGCACCCTTGAAGTCCAAAGGCCCACATTAGACCAGCTAAAGTTCGCCCCAGTCCGAGTTTGGGTGACAGGCGTATCAAAAGTAATGTTAGAGCAGCCGAGACAGTTCCCCAGCGACGTCCCTGTCCAGGGAATAGCGGCTCCGGCAGCGGCTACATCCATAAAATCTACGTTGGTAATTGAAACAGCAGCAGCCGTAACATTCGTTGTATTGCCAGGCGTGGCTGTCTGGTGGATAAGCCGGTTGGTGACGCTGTTGCCGGTCAGTGTCAGGGTGCCGGTGATAGTTGGCCCCGCCCCGCTGGTCAGCAAACTATCGGTTTTAATAGCAGTGCCTATGCGTGTTAAGTTAGCCAGAGTACATTGACCGACGACACTCGCTTGCCCTGAGCCGGTCAAATTCAATGAGAGGCCGTTCCAGTTAAAGTTACTGCCGTTAAATACAGCACTGGCTCCTGACATATTCACCGTTCCCGTATTAGCGGTTACGGTTAAGTTAGTAACGGTTGCGCCATTCCAAGCGCCAGCACCCGTAATATTGATGGTTGAGGAGCCAAGCGTCAGGGTTCGGGCTAGTGTGCTGCTGCCTACAGTAAAGCTAGAGATACAACTAACCGTAAAGCCGTTGGTATTGAGAGTACCAGAAGTAAGCGTAGTGCCTCCGGCAGTGCTGTAATTAGAGCCAAGTATCCATGAACCCCCCACCCCATTGAATAAAGCATTCCCTAGGTTGGTCTTGCTGGCGAAATCAACCGTTTGCTGTGTAGTAGAGGTAGAAATGAAATTAAAGCCTGAGTTAGCCGCAACGGTATAGGTCGTGGTGCCGGAAAACTTAAGCGCGACATTGCCCGCTCCAGCAGTAGCGTCGCCGATAGTCAAGTTAATAGATGCCACGCCAGTAATAGTGCCTGCATAACTCCCTGTCCCCGAAGTACAATCTATAGAGCGACAAACTGCGCCGCTGTCTATCGTAACATTACCCGACCCAGCCTCCAATATGCAGTTATCAGCAGCAGTTGGAGGTCCGGCGCTATCTACACCCCCTGACCCGGTAGCAGACCATGTACCTGCAGCAGTCCAGTTGCCGCCAGCGGCTTTGAGATACCTGTTAGCCATCTAGCTAACCTCCAGTTGCGCCAGTAAGCTTTCCTTCTGCTGTTGTAAGCTCTCAATCTGATCATCAATTGCAGCCACTTGTTCTTCGACTGGTGGCGGGTCAGCAGATGTAGTTATAGCTTGCTTCCAATTGTCAAAGCGCTCTTGCTCCATGTTCTTCAGCGTAGCTTCACTAACAGGCCACTCACTCAAAGGGAAATAAAGTGCGTCAGAGAAACTAGAGCCAGTATCTTCGTCTATAATCGTGAATCGGTATTGTATTTGTACTTCCATTATGCCTCCAAACTGACTGCCAGACAGTCCCACTTAATATCGACTGAGTTATACATAAACCCTATATACAAGGTTTTGCTAATGACCGTCGTAGTAGGCAGGGTCACACCAATAGCCCGATAGATTGCGTTCCAGCTTATCGTCCGTGCTGTGCCGTCGTCTTTTATCCTAATTACCAGTGGTTGTGCGGCAGTTGGTGTTCCGCTTGGTACAGCAAAGGCAGCGGTGGCTGCTTGAGCAGTTAGTAGATAGACGTCATCAGTATCAGCGTTAGGCGTAGGAGTAGCACTTGACGTATTGGATGAAACTCTCTTGGTTATCCGTTTGTTTGTTAGCGTAGCTGTAGCTGAGTTCTTGGTCGCGTCAGATGTATTGTCAACATTGCCGAGTCCCACATCCCCTTTTACAATCCCGGTTGGGGTAGTAATAGACGGGCTAGTCAAGGTCTTATTAGTCAACGTAGCAACAGCGGAGTTCTTAGTGGCATCTGATGTATTATCGACGTTCCCAAGTCCTACGTCTCCCTTAACAATGCCTGTAGGGGTCGTAATTGACGGACTTGTCAAAGTTTTATTCGTTAGAGTTGCTGTGGCACCACGTTCAGCTACGACGTAGGCTGTAGTAGCTACTTGGGTAGTATTTGTACCAACGGCTGCCGTTGGAGCTGTGGGGACACCTGTAAATGTGGGGCCAGCTAAATTAGCCTTTAAGTTCAGAGCTGTCGTTTGGGCTGTGCTGACTGGCTTGTTGGCATCACTTGTGTTATCCACGTTTCCAAGGCCAACATCGGTCTTAGTGATACCAGTTGGCGTGTTAATTACTGGGCTGGTTAATGTCTTATTGGTCAACGTAGCAACAGCGGAGTTTTTAGTAGCGTCGCTAGTGTTATCAACGCTACCTAGCCCAATGTCACCTTTGACGATCCCTGTTGGAGTGGTAATTAGTGGCGAGCTAGATCGGACAATTGACCCTGTACCCGTTGAAGTGGCTGCGGCAATCCGAGCATCAGCAGCGGTTGAGAAGTCAGATACAGTTGAGGCCAGTTGTGTGCCTGTATGGTTAGCCCTATTTCTATCGCTAGAATGGAAGTGTAAGGTAGAGTCTCCACCATCCGTCAAATCAGTAGCGTCAGTATCAGATATATTGTTTGGCGTAGCGCCGTTTGTGACACTTGCAAGCTTGGTCTTTTCAATAGATGAATACTGTTTGTAATTTACTCCATCTAGTACATCATCTTGGTCTAGTACGACTGTTCCTATCTGTCCGTTAACACTTTCAACGGCTACCTCTCCTGGCTCACCTTGTGGCCCCTGCGGGCCAGTTGGGCCAACCCCAGCACGTTTTATAACAATGCTATTACTATTGTGTTTCAATCTAATGGTATACATCTAACTAACCTCCGTTTCGTCAAGGGCTTCGGCTACGACAAAGTCAGGAAAGTCGGAACCCTCACAAGTGTCTGGAGACGGATATTTCTCTAGTAAATCATCCTCATATACAACATTAACTTGGTATTTATACGTCCCTAGAGGTATTTTAGTGTCATCGGTATCGAGACTAAGATCAGCAACGCCATCTACAAAGGCACTTGTTTTAGTTATAAGCGGTACTTCTTGTTCAAGACCTATATAGATAGTAGCCGATATAGCAGTTGTATCGTCTATCGTTATAGATAGTGGTACACTTTCACCGTATCTTGCAGTTATGGCATTCATCAACTAACCTCCGGCTCTTTCTTCTTAGGCTCAGTCTCAGGGTTAACAAACGTATGCCGCACATCTTTAGAACGGTCAGCCGTAACAATCTTAAAGTTAAGCTTTGCTTTGCAGCCCGGGCATGTCAGCTTTTCTAACACAACGGTACCGGCTTGCTCAAACAAGAATCTTTGACAGTGCTTACAACTTATATTAATATTCATATTAATTCCTTTCTACTTTGTATGTTGTATAACAGTTACAATTAGGGTGTAAATTGCCAGAATCGGCCGCCTTGAAGTTGTTTACATAGGTCGTACCGTCTACACCATGGACATGTTGGTCAAGATCTACAAAGTTCTCATCTACAAGTGTTTCTTTACCGGCTAAAGATAGGCAGTAAGGGCAAGGGTCACTACTTGATATATTCCACACCTTATATATCTTATATCCTGTTTGGCGTTGGATGTTCTCCATTGCACTGACAGAAGCTTTACCTTCAGACAAGTTTACTTCGGTTCGTGACAGGCGAGCTACCCGGTACTCATTCTCACTGCCCAATATAACCGAACGCAATTGATCTTCTATCTGACCCTTTGGGGTGCCTTCTAAAATACCTTTATTCAAAATATTGCGTATATCTTCGGCAGTCTGGTCAGCATAGCCAGTACCCACTTTCTGTAAATATACTTCATAGGCTTTCTCTTGAGCAGGGGTAAACTTAAACTTCTCTATGTTTTCGGTGCTAAGTCCAGCATTTAATACAAGATTTATGCCAGTATTAACTGTTTTATTACCATATATCTCCATTAACGGTAATAGCAAAGCCAACATCTCTTTCGTGAATACTTTATCTTCTTGCGAGCTAGTGTCACCGATAGCTTTAGTCTTATTGAAATCATTAATAGCTTTCTCAACTTGGCGTTTCATCTGGTCTTTGACCACCCGGCTAAGCTTCTGTATGTAGAGTTCTTTATCTACCACGTCTATTTGCTTTACCTTCGGCGCTTCTTTCGTTTCCATCAGCTTCTCTATATGGCTGATAATCTTTGAATATCCGTCAATCGGCTGGTCAGGCGTTCCGCTGGCTTCTGTAGAATCAAGAACTTCGGGTTTTTCGTCATCTTCCTTTTGAGTCTGTATAAGAGAGTCCAGGTCGCCTTCTTTAACATATTCAACCGCACTGTCCAGCGTAAAGCCTTGGGCTACTAACTCTGCAACCGTATCAGCATCTACTTTACGTGCCTCGGCTTTAACCTTCTCTTCATCTGCTATTTGTGGGACTTCGAGGTCATAAGTAATCGCTACTCCCAACCCGCCAGTTATTCTGTTAAGCTCGTGGGTGAACTTACTCCATATCTTTAATGTCATTGGAGATAGTGCATACTTGACTAACACAACCTCATCGACTCGCATAGAAGCATAGGTATTAGTATCATTCACGCCACGCATTGAGGCTGGCACGCCATAAACCGAGTCAATCTTCTTATTAGCGTTATCAAATAGGTCTTTAAGCGCCATGTCCTTGTTTTGGGTAGAGAATGGCACCCACTCTAATTGTGAGTCCTGTTGCTTCCCCTGTGCGTCTACTGGGCGATATGAGTAGGTAACGTTATTATTAGCCCCTGCACCACGATGTTGTGATTGCAGTTTATCAACTATGTCATTAAACTCTGTCCCGCTTCGTGCCGTAATGATGAACTGGCCGCTAGGAACAGCACCATTCTTAAAGAAGCCTTTTTGGTAATCAGCGATATAGTCATCAATATCAGTCCAACGCTTAGCGGCACGTGAAGGGCTAAAGCCACCATTAAGGTCATTCGGGTTAATACTCTTTAGGGTAATAACCTCATCATCAGTTAAGCTCTCGCCGTTCTGAAGCTTGTATTTACGCTTCCCATCAACCACGGTATCAGAGTAATTTTCCATGAATGTAAAGCCAGTAATTGAGTTAGCATTAATCCTTGTGCCTGAATGATGTACCCGAATACGAACTTTATCATGCACTAGGGTCATCACTGCCAGGGCTTCTCTAAAGTCTGTTGCACTCATCTGTTTATTAGGAGTGTAGAGACGATTTAAAACATTACTCGCTACTGCTTTCCCAGACTTGTCTATAGTATAAGGCTCGATCATTAAGAACCCGTTAGCTAGGGTAGAGATAGAAGAGTAACCGTTTTCATATTGATTCGACTGATAATATCCGTAAGTCCCTGAGCCACCGACCGATCGCCAACCTACTACATTGTTTAAGTCTATGTTCTCGCTTATATCGAGCGCCTTTGGTTTCAAGAAGTTACTAATTTTATCAAGTAGGTTCATGTATGTTTCCTATAATTATGTCTATATTAATTGTAACAGTTAGCAAACAGGTCTGACTAGCGAATGCCAGGCCAGTCAATAATCTCTCGGCTATAGAATTTAGTTACGAAGTACCGCACCGAGTCAACCGCATCGTCCATTTCCTTTATCGGCTCATCCATCTGCTCGCCAGCTTTATCTATCTTCCACGAATAGGCTTCGAGCTCATCTGCCAAGTAAATACAGGAATCATTAAAAGTAATGTCTCTCTTGTGTATACGGGACTTCATCTCGGTTATCCCGTTGAATACCGAGTCTTTGCCCTTAACTGCCCCCTCTATAGTAAACGGTAGCTCTTTATTAAGTGACACAATAGCCAACGGGTCTTCCGAGTCTCCCACCGCAACAGTAATATCATACCCCTCTGTAAGTTCCTTTATCTTGGCTAGGCGTTGCGTATCATCTAGTTTGCGTTCGTATAGTTCCCGATATACATGCACCTGGTCGTCTGGCCCGATTGCATATAAATAAGCCGCAAGTGGGTGGTTATACCCAAAGTCAACCGAAAAACCCCATGTGACAGGCTCAAACGGTATGTCTGCCAACGTCTGGTCACGGTTAAACTCAGTGTATATCCTACCTTCTAGATCAGTAAACTCTGCTAAGTATTGTT